GACGGAATTTTGACTGTCGGACTTGAAGTAGTCCTTCCGGAAGAAAAGCGGCCTCGTAAAATTTCAATTGGAAAAAACGAGGAACTAACAAATGACAACAATAGCTCTCAATTACTCCAAGAGTCTACTTGAAGGACTCCTTGGTAGTGTAAAGAAGACTCTTCAAGGTATTATGATTGGCATGATGATTGCGCGGCAAACACAAGCTAATCAAAAAGTTGCAGAACAAATTTCAAAGTACGAGTATAACGGCGAAAACTATTACCAGATCCTGCACCAACTCAATGCTGCTACTATCAATTCTATTGAGAAGGAGTTTAAGCGATGAGTAAATTTAAAGCGTGGTGGAGAAACCTATGGATGGATCCTTATACAAAGTATCTTTCACAAGCAACTGACCATGTAGATCTGGAACAAAGACTGCGCAATTTGCAAAGAAAAGGTATCTGGGTATAATGTGGCCATACACCGAAGAAGAAGTTGAAGCTTTAAACTAAATAAATAAAAGGGCGGGGACTATTCTGCCCTTTTATTCTAGGAGGTATCTATGGCTAAATGCAATAAGTGCGGTCATTCATGTCATTGCAAAAGTGGCGAATGTAAAGAATGCGTAAATGACGTGTGTTATGACTGTAATTGTAATAACGAAAAAGATATACCCGACTCATTTACAAGAAGGAATTAATTATGAATATCGATCAACTTAGACAAGAAATCGCAGATGACGAAGGAGTAAAATATGAAATTTATCTCGATCATCTCGGCCTTCCTACTTTTGGCATTGGTCATCTGGTTAGGGACGACGATCCGGAAAGGGGCGAACCCGTCGGAACACCTGTCTCAGAAGACAGAGTCAATGAATGCTTTGACACTGACGTCGAAATCGTATTGTCTGACTGCGAAACCCTCTATCCCGACTATTACGAATTGCCCGAAGAAGTCCAACTAATTATTGCTAACATGATGTTTAATATGGGCAGGCCTAGACTATCACAATTTAAAGGCATGAAGCGTGGAGTCGACAATAGAGATTGGGAATCAGCTGCAGATGAAATGGTAGACTCTCGTTGGTATAAGCAAGTTACTAATCGCGCAGACAGGCTCGTCGAAAGAATGCGAGCTGTAACTATTTCTGAGATTCCTGTATGATTGAGCTGACTCCAGCAGCAAAAGAGTACATGGAAAAGCTCGTCAAGGATAACAAAAGTAGGTACATCCTATTATCCGTTAAGGGCGGCGGGTGCTCAGGCTTTACATATGACTGGAGTCTCTCAGAAATGAGAGGCTTTGGTCAAACCATCGATAATATTCTTTGCATCGATGACATGGCAGAAATGTTTGTAGCCGGCTGTACGGTCGACTACGTTAGTGAACTAGGTGGTTCCTATCTCAAGGTTATTAATCCAAACGCGACAGCTTCTTGTGGTTGTGGTGAAAGTTTTGCAGTTTAGTGGTTTACAAACTCTAAAAACTATGGTATAATATATCTTGAAGTTGGAGGTTTTATTATGTCTTTTTATACGTCTGTCGTTCGTTACGGCAATTCTATTCTATACCGTGGCTACAATGCTCACGGTAAAAAAATCTATAAACGCGAAAAGAATTTCAAGCCGGTGTTCTTTACCGCGTGCCAAAAAGAAACAGGTTGGAAATCTCTCGATGGTCTTAACATCGCACCAATCGAGATGGATAACATGCGCCATGCTAAGCAGTGGTTAGAAGAAAATAGCGATGTATCCGGCCGGAAGATCTTCGGTAGTAAGAATTATATCCATCAATATATTAGTCAACGCTTTCCTCGCGATATCGACTTTAAGCGTGAGTTTATCGATGTAGGTACGTTCGATATTGAAACAGAATACGAAGATGGCTTTCCACATCCTAGCGAAGCTAGCCAGCGTATCTTGTCAATCACATATAAATCAAGTAAGTCCAAGCTCTACCATGTGTGGGGCTATGGTGATTTCGATACTGAGAAGTCTCTTATCAAACCTGTGCGCTACTATCGCTGTCGTGATGAAGCAAGTCTACTTGAAAAGTTTCTTACATTCTGGGCAGACGAATCGCACTGTCCTGACGTGATCACCGGTTGGAATATGCGTTTCTTCGATGTTCCATACCTCGTAAATCGTACAGCTAAGATTCTTGGTGTAGAAGCTATTAAGCGTTTCTCTCCTTGGGGTATGGTCGACTATCGTCAAATCACACGCCAAGGTCGTACAGAAGATGCGTATGACATCAAAGGTATTGAGCAGCTTGATTATCTCGAGCTCTTCAAGAAGTTTGGTTATTCGTATGGTCCGCAAGAATCATACAAACTTAATCATATCGCGTATGTCGTTCTTGGCGATAAAAAACTATCGTTTGAAGAATCCGGCTCTCTAAAGAATCTCTACAAAGATGACTTTCAAAAATACATTGACTATAATATGAAAGACGTTGAGCTTATCGAAAGATTTGAAGATAAGATGGGATTGATTACTCTGGCTCTGACTGTTGCGTATAAAGGTGGTGTCAACTATTCCGATACGTTTGGTGTCACCGCTATATGGGAATCGATCATCTATCGTAAACTACTAAGCGAAAAGAAAGTTCCATTCGTTACAAGACCAGATGCCGGTAAGACAAAGTTTGCGGGTGGCTATGTCAAAGAACCACAGGTCGGTGCTCATGATTGGGTAGTGTCTTTTGATTTGAATTCTCTTTATCCTAATATTATTGTGCAGTGGAACATGAGTCCTGAAACTCTGGTTGCGCAATCGGAAGTTACAGGTGTTGACTATTACATGGAAGCTCCATCTATCGAAGTTCCGTATGCTGTCGCTGCAAATGGTTCAACATACCGCAAAGACATTGATGGTGTTATTCCACGTATCATTGAAGACTATTATGGTGATAGGCGATCTATTAAGAATATGATGCTTGCCGCAGAAACTTCTTATCAAAAAGAAAAATCTATTGAGTTGGAAAAAGAAATCAATCGACTCAATAACAGGCAAATGGCTATTAAGATTCTTATGAATTCGCTTTATGGCGCTCTCGGCAATCAATACTTCAAATACTTCGACCTCCGTCTTGCCGAGGGCGTCACTCTTACTGGCCAGCTGGCAATCCAATGGGCCGAAAGACATATGAACCAAGCAATGAACAAAGTAATGAAAACGGATAACGTTGATTATGTTATTGCAATCGACACCGATAGTTTGTATGTTAACTTTGGTCCTATGGTAGAAAAGCTTAAGCCTAAAGATCCTGTCAAGTTTCTCGATAAAATTTGCCAAGAACATTTTGAGCCTAACCTTGAGCTTGCGTATGAAAATCTATTCGCTAAAATGAATTGCCATAAACAGCGTATGGAAATGGGTAGAGAGGTTATCGCCAATCGTGGTATATGGACAGCTAAGAAGCGTTATATTCTTAATGTACATAACTCTGAAGGTGTACAGTACGCACAGCCAAAGCTTAAGATCATGGGTATTGAGGCTATCAAGTCTTCTACTCCTGAAGTATGTCGCGATAAGTTCAAAGAAATATTCAACGTAATTATTTCTGGCACGGAAGAAGATACGCAAAAATTTATTCGCGAATTCAAACAAGAATTCAAGTCTCTTTCACCAGAAAAGGTTGCCTTTCCACGCAGTGTTAGTCTCGTACAAACAGTATATAAGAACGGCTCAAAACAAGTCATCCCTTATGCTGATAAAAAGTCAATCTATAGAAAAGGTACACCTATTCACGTTCGCGGCTCATTGCTCTATAATAAATTAATCAAGGATAATAAACTAAGTCGCAAATACGAAGTAGTGACAAATGGTTCTCGTATATTTTTCACTTATATGAAAGTTCCTAACATTATGCAAGAAAACGTTATAGCTTTTCCAGATGTACTGCCAGTCGAGTTCAAGTTAAATAACTATGTTGACTATGACAAGCAATTCGATAAAACATTCCTCGAGCCTCTAACGCCAATCCTCGATGCAGTTGGCTGGACGCCTGAGCCGGTAGCAAGCCTCGATGAATTCTTTGCATAAAATGGTGTACAAATCAGATAAAATGGAGTATAATAATACTATGACAAATTGGGTAAAAGATATTAATGATATGCATGCTAAGTATGGTGTGCATGATTGGGTTAAAGCCAACAAAGATAATCCTGAGATGATGCAAAAGTTTCTCGAGTTTCGTCTTCAATTTCTTGAAGAAGAACTCAATGAAACACGAGCTGCAGCGATATACGATCGTAATGCTCCAGAAGTTGTTGATGGATTGATTGATCTTTGTGTGGTTGCAATTGGTACAATGGATGCATTCGGTGTAGATGCACATGAAGCATGGAATCGTGTACATGCAGCTAATATGGCTAAGGAAGTTGGCGTAAAAGAATCACGCCCAAATCCTCTAGGCCTGCCTGATCTCGTGAAACCAGCTGGTTGGAAAGCACCTGAACATTATGACAACACCGGTAATCTCACTGACGCTGTTTGACAGCATCTTTGATAACAAAACTGACAAACGCGTTGATCTACACGACTTCAACGCGTTTGAACGCGTCTTGTATAAGCTATCCAAAGAACCACGGAAAAGCAAGAAAGACGCCCCACTTATGTCACCAGCAACATACAAGCCTGATACTACACGTGCAAACGATAATGTAGTTGAATGGTGTAACTGGTGCTGTGTTGACGTTGATGACTATGAATTTGAAGGAGTTCTATCAGATGACCTCATACGAAAATTTCCTAATTATAGGTTCGTGTGTTACAGTACTGCTAGCAGCAGTGAAGCTACGCCAAAGTTTCGTCTTGTCTTCCCACTTACGAAACCTGTTACAAATGAGAACATCAGAAATTTCTGGTATGCACTACAGGTTGAACTCGGCGACCTCGGAGACAGACAGACTAAAGATCTATCTCGGATGTATTACGTTCCTGGAGAATATGCTAACGCTAGCAATTTTATTTTTAGTGTTGACGGTTCTTTTATTGACCCAGACGAACTAATGTTTAAGCATCCAATGCCAGAGAAAACTAACCTTAATAGTTTCTTTGATCGATTACCAGCGTCAATGCAAGAACAAATTGTAGAGTATCGTAAGAATAAATTAGATGCTGACTTTAACTGGACATCATATCATGACTGTCCGTTCTGGCCAAAGCGTCTAGCTACAGAATATCGTACTATCTCAAAGACTGGTTGGTATCATAAAATGTATCAAATAATGGTAGCTGTAGCTGGTCATGCTGTTGAGAAAAAATATGCTATCACTGCAGATGAGATTAGCCAGCTATGTCGAGAGTTTGACACTGACACTGGCAACTGGTATAAAAATCGCCCATTAGATAAGGAGGCCGACCGTGCACTCGAATACGTCTACAAAAACCTATGATATTTTTAACATGGATATGAGCTTTAGCATTGATGATATTCAGTGCAAAGATGAATGGCGCGAAAGAGCTATGGATGAAGCTAAACAGATTCATAGCAAGCCATCAACTGCTCGTGGCAGAACTCTAGATGAAATTTATGAAGCATGTCTGTATGGCCACGCCGCTGAGCAATATCTCCTTGAAACTGGATGGGAAGATGACACAAGAAAATATAAGGATGTCATTGATCCTACGGGAGATCTAAACGAGATTAAAGTAACTGAACATGTTGGTAATGTTCCTTATGTATTAGCAAGATGTCAAACAGCTAAACTTGAAACATGGAGAAACTACCCAGACATTGTCTATATCTTTATCAATGATAGAAAGTCTAAAGAGTATATCCATGAAGGAATTTACCTTTGGAATGGAAATAAATTCAAAAAAAACGTAAGTGATTGATTTGCTTAAATATAAAAATGCACTTTTTTGTTTACATTTAAAAGAAAATGGTATATAATAGATCTATAAAATGGAAACAGAGGAGTTATCAAGATGTTCAACAAAACCCCATTATCGCATGTTCCTAATCTTATCGATGACTATCGTAAGTATGCTATTGAAGCAAGCAACGATAAAGATATGGTTGAGCTTTATGAAGAAGATGCGACTGGATTTCAGTCAGCTCTTGGTATGTTCCGTAATAACAAATTAGAAGAACTAAAGACGTTTGTTGATTATATGGACACTGCTCCTCGTGAAGAAATCGTTATTGCATTTGGTAAGGACCTTGGTTCTGATTGGGTGCGTAGTGTTCTTGGTTATGATGTAGAGGGTTGGGTATAATGAAAGCTATATTTTTTATGATTGTCGGTGCTGTTTGTGCTTATTTGTATATGAACCCCGGCGATATGAGTGGTGCTTCTGACATGGTTAAGTCGGGTGTAAACCAAGGTGCTCAAACAATTGTGGAGTTAACAAACTAATGAAAAAACAAGTAATTGAAATCGATCGCGAGTCAGTCAAAGTTCTACAAGAATGCATTGACTTGCAAATTAAGAAAGGCCAAGACTATCAAAGCGATGAGTCAGACGTTCTTCAAGCTATGCACTATCGTCGTGGCGTAGATACTATCCATGATATTATGATTGGCAAGATGATGCGTGCTACTTCTCTTATCGAGTCTGGTAATACGCCTAATCACGAATCACTTGAAGATACATATAAAGATCTTATTAACTATGCATCATTTGCAGTATCTTATATGCGTGGCACTATGGACGGTCAGAAGCCTGATCGCGATATGTTCAACAAGAGAATCAAATGAAAATAAATGCTTTTAATATTGGTGGTGACGTAGTTAAAGAAGATGATCGGTATGTTGTCAAGGATAACAAGACTCTCAATAATCTTGTATTGAGTAGTACAGATCTTCAACCTACAAAATCTACGAGTGGCCATGCGCATAAAGGACAAGAAGAAGTCTATCACTTTATCAAAGGCTCAGGTAAAATGGAGCTTATCGATACTGACGGCAAACACCACGATAGGTACGTGTCTGCGGGCGACATCGTCTTGATTCAAGATGGATGGTTTCACCGCGTGCACGCTGGTCCGCACGGTGCTTATTTCGTCTGTGTATTTGACGGTAGGAGGTCACATTGAGAGTCGGTCTAACAGCATCTACTTTTGATCTACTGCACGCTGGCCATATCGCTATGCTGCGCGAAGCTAAAACAAAGTGCGATCATTTAATCGCTGCTTTGCAGGTAGATCCTACTTTGGATAGGAAGAATAAGAATGCTCCAATCCAGAGTATCGTTGAGCGTCAAGCACAATTGGCTGCAGTAAAATATGTCGATGAAGTCATTATTTATTGTACAGAAGCCGATTTACTTGATATAATAAACATGTATGATATTGATGTTCGTATCCTCGGAGAAGAATATCGATTAAAAGATTTCACCGGTAAAGACGAATGTCGCAATCGTGGCATTGAGCTTTACTTCAACAAACGAGATCATAGATTCTCGTCATCAGATCTAAGGGAGCGCGTCTGTGCTAAAAGTAAATGACATTCGTAAACACTTTATTGAGGAACTTAAAAATGAAAACTTTTCCAGAGATAAGTCTGGAGTCAAGACTATTGAGCTTATCGGTGCTTCATTCCACGCCGATGAAGAAGCGATCTTCGGTACACCTAATGACGAATATATTGCTGATGAGCTTGATTGGTATCGTAGTATGTCTACTAATATCAATGATATTGGAGATAGAGACGAGCCTCCACCAGCTTGGAAATACAGT